TGCAATTCGTTATTCATCTTGCCTAGTGTTTTTGCCTTGATTTTGTTTGTGTTGCTGTCTGTTTCTGTATGGTGGAGAAAGTAAACGATCACATCCGGTGCAGTTTCATGAATAACGAATTGCACCAGATTGTAAAAGTGCAACGCCATGTCAGTGAATTTGCTGTATCCGGTTTCCTTTGCTTTTGCAAAAGATTCAAAGCACATCAAAAATTGACTATCGTCTATGACAAAGGTCTTTTTCTGACTGGCTTTAATGCTATCCATGATTACGCCATAATGTGCAGTTGCTTTAGTAGGTAACCGCTTGCGGAATGGCATAGGCTTAGCTGCCACATTGAATACGCTGACTTCTTCGGGTTCAAAGTTGCGTAAACTGGCACTTTTGCCGCTTCCGCTTTCACCCATGATTAAAACCGGGATTCCGATAAGTCATCATTCCTTTCTGTATTTTCGAAGATTAAAGGGCAGTCATAACCGATTGTCCTTGTATCCACTAAATATTCGCCGGTTCTGCGGCATTGCTTTCTTGCGTAAGTTTCCAACAACGGGCAGTAATCACAACAGATTTTGTTTTCCGGGAAGAATACTTCCACCATCGCTTTGGTGTAATACTTCACACCGCTTCGGAATCCGTTCATTCTTCAGCCACCGCCGCTTCATTTTCTTCCTGTTCCTCGCAGTAAAGTGCAAGTTTTTCGTCATTGATAAGGATGCTCAGAATTGCAAGCTTGTTTTCCGGTGCAATCGTTGCCGTGCTGATAACGGCAATCTGTGCAAGCTTGTACGCATCGCTTTTTTTCATTGTTTAACCCTCCCTAAAACATTCATCAACGAACCATGCGTTTTTTGTTTTCACGCATTCATCGCAACCAAAAATTTCATCATCTTCGTTGAAATAGATTTCATCGCATTCAGCCCCGCAAACCGGACATTGTGGATAAGTCGGTTCGCCGTGTGGATAACCCGTGCGTAACGTGTTTTCAATTAACGGATGGTCTTTCATTGCTTGCCACCAACGTTCCACGCTCTGCCAACGGTAAAGAACACCATGCCGACACACACAAGCAGTGCGTACCATGCTGTTGTTTCTTCCAATCTGCCGGTCTGTTGCCACCAAAAGAGGATCGCGGAAAGCACCGCATACATTCCCATATCTTTAGCGGAATGCTTCAGCTTGTCCATGTAATTGGGTGTGGGCTTTACGGGTTCCCACTGTGCGTTAACGGGCTTTTCTTTTTCGGGCATAACTTTTGTCGGGTTGCTTTCCTTCGTAGGAATGCGCTTTGCTGTGGGCTTGCCAGAGCCGCCCAAAGTAATGTGAACGGTGTCTGGATGCATAGGCTTATCACTGCCATGTAACATCTCAACAAGTTCTTTATCCTCTTTGTTCATTTCAGTCATCGTATTTAACTCCTTTCGGAATAGTCCGGGTTTTGTTATCGAAGTGCTTATGTACTAGCACCATTTCTGTGGGTGTATCACGTTCAACCATCCAGTTATCTGGATTCAGCCGCTTTGACTTGATTAATTTTCGCTGTTCCCGTGTGGGTTTTCGTAATTGCTTCATTTACATTCTCCCGCCCATTGTTCTGCCATTGCTTTTGCGATACCGGGGAACGTTTTGCTTCTGGTTTTTGAATCCCGGAAAACTGTGCCTTTGTTTTTGCGTGGGTTGCCGTTGCTGTCCTTACTGCCACCACTTACCCATGAAAGTTCCGGTTCAACAATATCTGTTGGGATCAGATTCGGAAGCCCCTTTAACCATAGACATGTCCTTTTGCTGAACGGATGCCCGTACTCATAAGGCTGTATGATTTGGGTGTACTTTGGCATCCGGTACACACCAGAGGGAACCGGGTTTTCTATCGCAATTTTCGGAATGTCCGCATTATAGAAAGCCATGAAAAATTCCTTTGCATCTAATCCGTCATTCAGTCGGGACAATTTCACATAAGATTGTCCGTCAATCCGCTTGTACAATCTCGCAGCACCGCAATTTGATAGATAAGTACAAGGGGGATGTGCAATAAGCATGTCCCACTTTGTGTGTATGTGGGTAACGCCGTCCATGGTGGTAAAACTCTTGCAGTCCGTGGAAATCAGTTTCAGTGCATCGCCATGTACGTGCCACTCTGGATGACCACCGGAACACTCTTGTAAATCAGCAGAAAAGCATTCATGTCCTAATTTCCGCATTTCGATTGTTACCGCTTGCGATTCCTCGCAAGCTACCAAAATTCTCATACTTCCACCCCTTCGCAAATATCCACGATGTGTTCGCACAACATCACAGGAATCCTTGCTTTCTCAATTGCGTTCTTTAATGCTTGCGTTCCAGATTTGGAACCTCTGGGAGCCGCATCATGACACGGCATTCCCCTCTTGCAAGCCGGTTTGAATTTCGGGTCTGGGTGATTCGTCCAAATATCCGTTGGCTTTTGTCTGCGTTCGCCATACTGGCAATATGTGACCGTGTACCGGGGCAGCTCTTGCATGAAATCCATCTTTCTTAAACCGCCCACAGGATTTTCGATGAAATAGAACTTGGGTTCCAGTTCCTTGATAAGCTGAACAACATGAGCATTTACCATGTCGCAGAACGTTGCATATTGGGTAACCGGGGTTAGGTTGCCGTTTGCTTCCTTTCTTCTGTGCTTACTGATTGCGGCAACGCTGTAAGTGGTGCAATCCGGGCTTGCCCAAATAACATCTGGCTTTCCGAATTTTTCAATAATGTCAGTTGCTGTAACCGTCATGATGTCTGCATACAAGTCAATGTTTTCAAACCGCTTGTCCCATTCAATCGAAAACACTTCATGCCCCGCCGCTTCAAACGCCTTGCCGATGCTTCTGGTACCGGCAAACAATTCAAGAACTTTCATTAATCGCTCCTTGTGTTTCTTGTTTCTTTTCAAAGCGCAATGTGACATTGCATTCGTGCTTATCAGAAAGGATTTCAGACAGAATCTTTTCGATTTTTGTTTTCAAGTCCATATGTACTTTCCTTTCTCGTTCATCAAGTCGTTACGTTTTCGTAACTCTTAGCGCAAAAAAAATACAAGTGGGCTTCATTCAGAGGAATTTCAAGCAATTCGCAAGCTTTCATCACTTCCGGGAATGTCCATTCGCTTTTGTTGTTCAGTTTTGCGCTTAGTAACGCTTCACGCCATCCCATAGCGGCGGCAAAGGCACTTTGAGAACCGAACTTCTCAACAATGCGACCTCTTAACTTTGCATAACTCACAATATTCACCTCACTTTCTGTGCGTGTTACGTTTCCGTAACTCACAAGGCTATTATAGCAACGAATTTCTGAAAGTCAATACGTTTTTTTACGTTATCGTAACGTTTTTTCTCTTTTGGGTAATTTCGTGTTGCGTTATCGAACTTTCTGTGGTACGATTTTCCTAGAAAAAGGAGGTGGATACAATGGAAAATTACGGACGAGTTGCTAGCGTTTCAAGTAGGCTTCGGGAAGCAATGGACAACGCCGGGAAAACGCAATCAGATTTAGCAAGAGAAACGGGCATAAGTAAAGCCACACTTTCCCGGTATTTGTCGGGGCAGTTTGAACCGAAACAGATCGCAGTCAATAAATTAGCTGTTACTCTGAATGTAGCGGAAATGTGGTTGTGGGGCTGTGATGTACCAATGGAAAGACCGGAACCGGAGGAATTGGGGGAACTAGCTGCGGATGTGCTATTAAATCCAGATTTAATGCGATTAGTACAGATTTACATGGATTTGGAACAGACGGACAAAGATATGCTATTGATGCTTGCGGAGAATATGCATCAGAAAACAAAAAAAGACTGACACAAATTGTGCCAGTCTAAACGGAAAGTATTTTTTTTACGAAGGATAGAACCAATCTTATTTGGTACTCTCCCATCATATCTATGTATTTATGCAGTTCTGCTTTCAATTCTTCCACGCAAAATCACCTCGCATACCGGGGAGAACAATTGTTCTGCAAATATTATATATCAACCATTTCGGAATCGTCTACACTTTGCATTATAGTCGGAATAGAAAGAAAAAACTGTCGAAAAGGAGGAATCATAAATGGTGGTTTTACGAGCGGGACTATATGAGCGTGTTTCAACGGATGAGCAAGCGAAATATGGATACTCTATCAAAACACAAATTGATGCACTAGAAGAACATTGCAAAGAAAACAAAATGAAGATTGTTGACCATTACACGGATGATGGTGTTTCGGGCGGCAAGGCGGCGTTCAGAAGACCGCAAATGTCAAGACTATTGGAGGATGTCAAAGCCAAAAAAGTGGATATAGTGCTTTTCACTAGGCTTGACCGATGGTTTCGTAATGTAAAGGAATATTTTAAAGTACAAGAGATTTTAGAAGAACATGACGTTGAATGGCGAGCGATCTGGGAGGACTACGATACAACAACAGCCAACGGGAGAATGAGCATCACAATATTCCTAGCCATTCACCAGAACGAGCGGGAGAAGGGCGCAGAACGTGTAACAGCGGTACTAGAAAATAAACGGAAGAACAAAGAAGCATGTTTCGGGGGTCCCAATTTACCGTTTGGATACATGAAACAAAAAGACGAAAACGGGGTCATGCGGCTTGTGAAAGACCCGGAAACGCAAGAAGCGTGTCAAGCGTTTTGGGATATCTTGATTGGTTCATACAACCTAAACAAAGCGATCCGACACATGAGCAACGTTTACGGCATCACAAAGAATTGGAAAACTTGGAAGCGAATAACGCAAAATGATTTTTACTGCGGCGTTCACAAGGGCGTTATTGACTATTGCGAACCTTATGTTTCACCGGAAGAATTTTTGAAATTCCAAGAGAGGGAAACGATTAAGGCAACACCATCTGGAAGTATTTATCTGTTCCGTGGGATGATGCGTTGTCCGGGATGTGGTAACAAATTGTGTGGCGATACAAACAAGAAACCTTATGGCGTGTATAAATCATACCGCTGTCCGCATCGTGGCAGACAGTGTGACAATCACAGTATTATTTCAGAACCAAAGATTGAAAAGCAGCTTGTGAGCCGGTTGGAAGAATTTCTATCGAACGAAATCGCAAGGGTGGAACTAGAACAGACGAAACCCAAACCAAAGCCAAAGAACAACGTAAAGGCACTAAAAGAAAAACAACGCCGTTTAACTGTGGCGTACATGGCGGGGAATATATCGGATGACGAATATTTACGGGATGATGCAGAACTAAAAGCATTGATTGCAAAGGCGGAATCAGAAGCACCACCGGAGCCAAGGGATGTTACACCGTTGAAAGAATTGCTTGAAACGGATTTTAAATCAATCTATGAAACATTGAACGATGAAGAAAAACAACGGTTCTGGCAACAACTAATCAAGGAAATTAAATTGGAAGATAAACGGGTGGTTGACGTTATATTTTTTTAACTAAAAATCCGGTGTAACTGTACAGTTTCGGTCAAGATAGTCCAGTTACACCGGACAAGCAAAAGGACGGGATAACATGAAAACAGCAGAAGAAATCATTGCATACCTAGAAACGGAACTTGCAGAAGCATGGGAAATGGTGGATGAATGCAAAGACAAACAAGAAAGATTGCTACACCTTGCAAGAGCCGCAACGATAACGGAAGTGTTGGAAGAAATCAAAAGATAAACAGGAACGCACGGTTTTTACGCCGTGCGTTTTTAATTTGCGTATTTTCATTTTAGCCGGGAAAGATTATAAGTATAGTTTGAATCTTTGATTTGTGCTGTACACATTGCGTATAAAGTTGCACAAATACCCCACGCAATCTTTGTGCATTATCCCATCTTGAGTATACGCATTGCGTATGGTACTATATACCCATCAAGAACACCACACCACCACACACAACAGGAGGACATACAACATGAAAAGAGAATTTAGAAATGCAATCCGTGAGGGTATCAATGCTTCTGAGCTGAACGGATACAAGTGGACAATCACCGCTAATGGTCTTCACTGGAACTACGGTGAATCCTTCACATTCACCATCAACCGCATTGACGAAGAAGAAAGCTTCTTGATTGTCAAGGCTGAGAACTCCGGTGAAACCATGGTGGGTCTGATCGTTGGTTCTTCACGGTTCTGCGACTGCCACACCTTGGAAGATGCTTACCGCATCGCAACCAAAGCAACCATCCGCAACGCTTACAACATCTATTAAGAATAGACATACGGGCGGGACAACCCGCCCACCACTTGAAAGGAGAAACAAAATGACTATCACCCTCACCGAAAAAGAACTTGAGCTGCTCAAGGAAATGTGCCTTAATGTGAGAGCCAATGGCAACACCGTCAACCCTAAACCTCTGGAAGTGAACCGGGAAATGTATGTCACCGCTTGCAAGTTGCTCACCAAAGCCAACTCCATTAAGTGAAAGGAGAAACACCATGAAATTCAATACACCCGAAGAAGCTGTTGCATACGCAATGAGCATCAAGCCGAAGCCCAAGTTTTTCCGGGATAAGCACAAGTATCAAAGACGAACCGCATTCATCGGGCGGTATGGTACATACCCCAGCTATTGCAGAGTTACTGACCCACTCTACGGGAAGTATTTTATTGACATTCAATGTGTATTTGGAAGTGCAAACCGAGGAGTCCCGGAAAGTTTTAAGACCTACGATGATGCACGAACCTACCTTGAAAGCATGGGATTCATCCCCGCAGAATAAATCTAACAAGAATCTAACAAGAATCTAACAAGCCACCCCGGCGGCATCGTAGCCGGGGAGAAAGGGGAAGCACCATGACACTTTACGAAAAAGCACTGTCAACATCCCTTGCAAGCAGATTCGTGGCAAGGGCAGATGACAAAGGTCGAGCGTTGACGGATGCAGAAGTTCGCAAGGAAGCACGGTATCAGCTTGAAGACATTCCATTCAAAGGTCTTGACGAGGACGAAGAACGGACAGCAACCGAAGAAATGCGGAACTTGCTTAAACGGAAATAAGCTGCATACGCCTGTCCTACCGGGCTTACGGGGAGAAAGGAAACGCCATGAAAGAAATTGATACCTCCGATTGGAGCATTGTCCGAATTGATTTGGGCAATGGCTACACCATCACCGACCACACATTGCAGAGCAAAGAATATTTCATTCGGTTATGTGCAAAGCACGATTGGGAATTGCTCAGCTTTGAGAAGGGCACAAACCCCATGTGTGCATAATCGGGAGAAAGGATGATGTAAGATGAATGTAAAAGAACTTCGTGAACAGTACGGATTAACCCGGAAACAGCTTTCCGAACGCTACGGCATCCCGTACCGCACAATCCAAGATTGGGAACTTGGAAACCGGAAATGCCCGGATTATGTGCTGAATCTGCTCCGGTTAGACCTTGAACGAAACTCCAAATAAAGAAAACCGCCCTTGCTCACGATAACAAGGGCGGTTCTTTTGTTCAACGGGTAGGCGCACTACTTCCTACCTATCTCCCAGACCAAGAATATATTGCCACGGCGTTGCGTGGAAGTCAATAAATAAAAAAGAAGGGGATGCACAAAACATCCCCTTCCTTTTTGTCACTATTCAACTAAAAACAAATCGTCCTTGTGAACAGCTGCAACCACGATTCCGTTGTACACGATTACCGCACGATCCCCGTTGATTTCTTTGACCATGTGTTTTCGCTCATAGATGAAAGAAGCAAGCTGTTTTCCGCTATAATCCGTTGCATTGCCCTTCAGCATAACAACACTGCCAACCTTGACCGGGTTGGAAGAAACGCTTTTCCCATCCTCCACGATAACGCCAGAGAAACCCGCCGCCTTTAATTTCTTCAACTGCGCTTCAGCATCTGCCTTGCTGTTGTATGCGCCCACTCGGATATGATATGTAACGCCACCAGAGCCGCCAGAAACGGGTTTTTCTTCTTTCGGCGTGTTAGGCGTTGCTGTTTCTGTTTTGCTGTCATAGGTCACATAGGGAAGCTTTCCATGCTTCGTCCACTTGTGACCGCTTCCCGCCTTGATATTCAAAACGGAAGTGATTTGCACACCGTTTTTCCAAGACGGTGTGCATTCCACCGCTTGACCGTTGCCAATGTAAATTCCCACATGACCGGACATCCACAGCAGTTCGCCAACACTGATTTTCGAAAAGTCCGTGGAAACGTCCTTGCACTTGGTAATCATTTGGTCTGCGCTGATATCTGGTACACCATTGGAGCCGTAGGATGCGCCGCCGTAGGTTTTGGATGCATTACCCGCCCAACCCCATAAAACGCCTTTAATCAGTCCGCAACAATCAAAACCGAATGTGTTTTCTGTTGCGCTTTTAATCATCACTGTTCGCACGGTCTGCTGATTGTACGAATGGTTTCGGGTGTATCGTTCTTTGTTGCTTGCAGTCATGGGCGCACCGAAACAACCCATGACATAAAGTGTTTTATAATTCTGTGCAACATCTTTGCACTTTGCGACCAATTCGGAAGCTGTCTTAATTGCCATAATCCATCATCCTTTTCTGGAAATATAAAAAAAGAGGGCAACCAACCGAAGCTGATTGCCCTATTGTTTTACTTGTTAAATGCTTCGTTGAACTCTGCAACAGCAGCTTCAATGAGGGTTTCCATTTCCGTTGCAGAAAAATCAATGCCCTTTTCAGCCATGATCGCGGAAGCACGATTCAAAGCGGCGGTCAGCTTTTCTTTGCCGTGCAAATCCTTGAAACACTGTTCAACAAACCGCACAACAGCCCTTGCAATGTCCTGTTTCCGCTTGTCATTCAGATAGGTTTTTACGAAGTTCTTGACCACAAAGCCCAGAACACCAAAAACAACGGTAACAATCAGCGCAATGATTTCGCCGCCGTAAGTCCAAAACAGATAATCAAACATACTTCCCACAGTGTTTCATCCTTTCATAGTCCGATTTGCGCCAAAACATAACCGATAACAGCCGCAATGAATGTGAGCAAAGCTTTTTCAACCATGCTATCCCACAGCTTGCCTGATTTGCCGGTTAGAATTTTGACATCGTTTTTGATTTCTTTCACATCATCTTCGACCCGTTCTTCACGGTCAGCCAGAACCTTAACAGTTGAAACAAGATCATCCAAATTATCTTGTCGTTGCTCCAGTTCATCCAACCGGGTTTCCGCTTTGGTCAAGCGGTGTTCAACATCCATTTCGTCCATACGAAATCACCGCCTTTACGCAGAATAAACCGCCCACCCGGCGGGATGCTCATCCGGGGAATGATCATTGCCATCAATCTGGGATTCATAAAGAACGCCGTTATAGTTGACAATATCGCCTTTGTTATAGGCATCGTGTGCGCCCGTGGGCTTGCTCCAAACAGGATAACCGGAATCATCCAAGCCGATGGGCGTGTAAAGTGCCGGGGTCGCATCGGGTGTCCAGTCGGCTTGTGCCGTGTGTGCCTGTGCAACCTTGTACAACTGAGGATCACCAACCCCGTTCACGCCATAGGTTAAAAAATCACCCACGGCGTATGCTTTGCCGCTTTCCCACGGGTCATAAACTGCGACAACTTCCATCGCCTGTTCATCCGTTAGGCTTGCGGCAAACATCTGTAATGCTTTTCTAAGCTGTTCGGCAGCTTGCATTCTGTTCATTCGGTCACCCCCAAAAGAGCATTTAATACATCGTCTGTGGTTGCTTCCGTATCCGTATCATCCGGTACAATAGGTTCCGGGAGCGGGTCAAAAACAAATTCGCCGTTGATATACCGATAATCAGAAATATCGCCGTTTGGCAGTTTATCCACAATGACCGCATCAGCCGGGGCGAACAGCGGATATGTTGCAGACAGAATGCGCCCATCTTCTGCAATGTTTAATGCATACATTTACCCCACTCCTTTCACGCCATAAATTCTGTACGGCTTAGCCGCACTGTTAGAAGCGGCAACATCAGAGAATTTACCGGAAGTTGTGGTATATAACGTAGAAATGCAGTCTTCAAATGTAACCCTTTCGTCATTAAAATAAACCATCCGTCTAGCCAACTGTAAAACGGTTTTATTGGCTGATGTGCTAGATGTTACAACAAGAGTGATTGCGGATGAACCACCCTTTCGCACCATGACCGCACCGGGGGTGGTATATGTGTCCACCATGATATATTGATATTTTGTCAAATCAAGACTGATGTTTTGCGCCGCAAAATCACTGTTCGGGCTAGCGTTCTGCCACAGCAGTTCCATTTGCATGCTACCAAGTAAGCCTTTGCTTTTGCTCAAAAATGCATTGCCCATATGCATCACCTCTTATTTCTGATAATTACGATGCCAGAACCACCGGAAACGCCAGAACTATAAGCTGCACCGCCGCCGCCACCGCCTGTGTTGGGTGTGCCGGGGATAGCTTTCTTTTGGGATTGACCACCATCACCGCCGCCGCCTTCGCCGCCCGTGCCGGGGGGTACGCTACAAGTCCTCTTGAAGCACCGCCGCCGCCACCGCCTGCATAAAG